AATTAAATCCGAATTTATACAGCGGAGTAGCACCTGCAATCTGGCCTTTAGATACTTGTAACTGATACGGTTCTTGGACTGCCATAGCGTCTCTCAGTGCTTGGTCTAACTGGTTAAAGTATATACGCAATACGTTGTTAAACTGCTCGAACGCCTGTTGGTCATACCCCTGCGGGGGTGTCGGTAGTCTGGGGGCTACAAAATCTATGTCGGCGGCCATTATCGTCTACCATCAGGACGTATATCTATACGGGGTGTACCTAACTGCCAAGTCACGCCCACATCACCAGACTGTACTTTTATGGATAACTGCCTACCACGTACGCGGGTGTTAATCTGTGACGTATACGCCTCAATAGGTACGATAGCTGAACGAGTCACTGCTGCACTGTTAGTTCCTCCCTCTGACAACGGGCTGTTGTACCCAGAACCAGACGACTGTAGGGGTAACAACTCCATAGTGACATTAGGGCTTTCGGCAGTAGACCCATCAAAAGTCACATCAGGCAGCACTCTTTGTATGAACGAAAACCTGTCGCCATCATCTATATCAAACTGAGCGGACGTTATGTAGGCATCTATAGCTTCGTCAGCACCGGCCTCATTACTGTCTACACCCTGTTCGTGATTGACCAGCCTGTTTGTATAAGTTGCGGCCATAGGGTATTCACGTAACCCCGAATCAAGCCATGCGCTGCGGGCCATAGTGCCGAAATACCAGATGTCCTGTTCGTGGTTGTAAACTACATACTTGTCTACAGTCGTAGAGTTAGCGGAGCAATAGAACCACCAAATCTCACCAAAACCTTCGTTTGTTGCAGCAAAAGCCTGTTGAGCTTGTTCAAAGTTGAAGTCATTGAAAACATGTCGTTTTAAGTCGCAGCGCAACGTGCTGACGCCACCATCATAGCGGTAAAAGGAATCCCTACCCATCCAGTAAGAAACGCCATCGGAGTATGCTACAGCGCGTGAGGATGTTATTGACAGGTTAGAGCCAAGTAACTGCGTACCCCAAACTATGGTACCCCCCACGTACTGCATCGCGTACAGGGCAGAGTCAGTCCAAACCAGTATTTCTTGGCGCGACTGGATTGCAGTGACGATCCTAGAGCCATTAGATAGTCGTATATCACCTGCTTGATTAGTTGCCGCAGGTGTCCAGTCAACCGCATTTTCTTGGTCTGACCATCGGATGAGCATGGGGTCTAGGGTAGTCGTGCCTAACGTGTTAGTGCCAAAGCAGAATACAAACCGGCTTATGTCGGATACAAGTATAAAGTTTTGTATTACAGGCACGTTAGAAGCACCGCTTTTAGTAGAAAGCTCTACCGCAGGTGTAGTTAGTGCGTTGGGGTCGGATGCGTCCCAGTAATAAAGGCTACCCCCGCGAGGGCCAAAGATTAAATCTTCACCGAAGTTAGATTGGCTCCATACCCGCAAAGAATCGTCAGGCGGCTCACCGTTGCTCCATGTACCTAGACCCCAAGCACCTGCACCCCAGCCTGATAGGGGCACTTCGATTTCTGGGCCTACGTTTATCTGGTACTTAGCCGTTACAGAACCGCCACCAGTAGCATCTGATGTAGCCGCCGCATCTGCTTCTATAGTGTAAGTGCTTCCGGTGAGATACGTTAACTCAAACTCTCCATTTAGCGTAAGTCCACCAACGGCAGATGCCCCGCTAAAAGTTACGAAGTCTCCGTTTATGTAGCCGCCAGCAGTATCTGTAACGGTAACAGTGGTAGACCCATTTACAGTCTGGAAAGGGTCAGTGAGAGATACTCCCGCTGGGGTTCGCTCTGGAGTTACGTCGTAATATACGCCACCCAACTCTACGTAGAACTTTAGGTTTGTACCTACACCTAAGAACTTCTCGTTTGCTAACGTCACCCACCCAAACAAAGAACGTGCTACACCAAGGTACGTAGTGAGAGATATAATCTGCCAACCACCAATTTTTTCTGGTAACCCACCGCGAAACCTAATTTTATCGCAGTCGAACCAACCCTCTTCAGCCGCATAACGAGTAGTCTCGCGGTTGACTCCGGGGCGGAATAGCAGTTTACGCAGCGGCATTATCTATATTCGCCTGTACGAATCATTTCAGTCACCTCTACAGCACGGTTGCCGACTTGTTTAGCCCAACGGCTATCCATAAACTCATCAGCGGCGATGTCAAACTGCTCCCGAGACATAGCTTCCAGAGCTTTAACAAATCCGCGCAGCCGCGTGATGCCTAGATTGAAGCACATATCGACCATTGCGTCACGCCTAGCTTGGTTTAGTCCGCCATACCAGTAGTACGCATCTTGCAATTCTTCGTGGCAACGCTTTAGATCATTGTTCAGTAGATAGTCAATCTCATCGGGAGACAGGCCCAAGCCGGACTCTGAGATGTTTCGGCCTACGCCTATAGTCTCAAAACCCGCAGTACACAAATACACCTTAGACTTGACGCCCTCATGGCGTTTTACCATCTCAACTAAATCGCCCATTACTTCTCTCTAGCTACCTGATTTACCTTCTCGTAGGAGCGCATAGCGCCTAGCCCAAGCATACCCATCATAACGGGCACAAGAAGCGTTGTATCTACCTCTGGTACATCTACCCAAATCCCGAGAATGTTGGCGATAATAGTGTTGTACAGTAAACCAAGGGCGCATATCCAGCCGATGCAAGGTCTCCATCCGGCAACAAATAACGACTTATGTGCAGCTTCCATCTTGTTGATTTCTAGCTGGCCTTTGAGCGCCTCATGCGAGTGCTTCTCAGACATTGTGGCAATTTCGTGAGCCAAGGCATTCTTCTGATCCTTGTCCTCAATAAACTTGTCCAGCAGTCCTGTGACCGGCCCTACTAACGATGCAACAATACTCATACTTATTTCCTATTTGACCATGCTTGAGCGCCAAAGAACGCAGCCAGTATACCCGCAACGGACACGAAGTAGACCGCAGCCATATCGCCTAGAATCGTTGCTGCTTGCGCCAGCCCGAAAAGCTCCGATGCCACAACCAAGCTGGGGTAGAGCAACATGCCCCACAAGGCAAACCATGACATAGCCCTTTGTGCATCAGCACGTTCATGCTGTAGTCGTAGCTCTTGCAGTTCTTTACTGGTGTTTAACTCTTCGTCCGTGACAACCCCATCCCCATCTGCATCGTATTCGGCGTATTCACTGCCTTCTTGTAAACGCTTCGCTGCCATCTTAATCCCAAGTTTTCGTGTTCGCCGCAACCCGTTTCGGTATGCAGTAAGCCGTTATGTTTTCCTGCATCTGGTAGCGGTTGTTTATCTTGGTTTTGCCTGTGCTGACGTAGTACGCGAACGTGTTACACCGTGTGATGTCGCGGAAGTAAAACTGATCTTCTATAGGCTCCCCGTTTACCACCACAACCAGCAAAAAGGCCATCATCGTGTCAACCAACCAAGTAGTAGCGCCAGCGTCATGGGCAGAAGAAACAGAAGCACCCCAGCGATTGCGGCGTATTCTTTAACTTCTTTCCAAAACTTCTTTTTAGCTGCCACCTTCCTAGCCAACTCAAGCTGTTTCTGCTTGCGAGCCTCTGCCATCGCCTGCATAGCTTCTTGGTACAACTGTCCGTTACCACTAACGGTAAACAAATCCTTGATCTCACGCATGGTTTCTTGGATCTGCTTCTTTGCCAACGCCGCTTTCACAGCATCGGCCTCTGACAGCTTGCCCTCGTTTTGAGCACGCTGTAGCTCTACCTCGGCACCACCTAACGCAGACAAAAACCCAGAGATAGACTGAATGTCATTAGTCGTTTCAGCGACCTGCTTGATCGCACTAGTAGCAGCATTTACGCCAGCTACAATTGCAGCGATCTCGCCAATCACGTTCAGCCACCCATAAACTGTGGCAGAGCCACCGCGACAATCACCGTTACATAGACACCCCAGATCATCATTTCAAGCCGGTCAAACCGCTTGCTGCCGTCCTGAAGGCGCTGCTCAATGCCTTGGTACCGAATGGCGCATTCACGCTCGTGGGCTTCAATTTGGGCTATGGCCTTCTCAGTCGGCGTCATTTGTCTTTTGCCTTACCGATGTTGATAGCGAGCAGATCAATGAAGCGATACAGCTTCGCAATCCACTCATCATCTTTCGGTGTCGGGGTGCTCGCAGCGATCAGCGATGCAATCGTGACAATCGTCGTAACCGTGGTAACTATCGTCAGCAAGTCCATTACTGCACCACTTCTGCTTCTGGGTCTTCGTCTTCTACTGCCTTAACAGATTCGACGATGGCGTTGCTGTACGCATTCAGCAAAACTTCGCGTTCTTGGATCTGCATTTGCATTTGCGAAATCTCACGGCGTAGTTCGGCAACACGGGCAACGTGCATCTGAGTCTCAACGGTTAGGTCTGACACGTTATGCTCTTCGTTGTCGATAGTGATTGTTTGCTGTTCGCTCATTACCAAGGTACTCCTTCACCTGTTGTTGGGGTTATCTGCGCGTCGATGTTGGCTTGTAGAGACGCTTCAATTGCATCTTGGTCAACACCATCGGCCCAGCACCATCCTAACACTTGTGCCTCGGTTAAGTCGGCATAGGGAGTGTAATCTGGGCTAGACGCATCGTAGGTAAACCCCTGAGTGCCGTAGCTTGTTGCAGTGTAGGTTACAGCGTCATCGCCCGTACCTTCCGTTTGCTCTGCGTTTACGCGCCAATGAGCAGTGAAAACACCGCCATCGCTCAGTTCGTAATCAGTGGTTGAGATCGTCCAGTTAAAAGTAGCCATTAGTTATTCTCCAGTTGAGTGATTCGTGCTTCAAGTTCTTGAATTGTTGCTACTAGAAGCGGCACAAGTTTGCTTTGGTCAATGCCTTGATACACTGCATTTCCATCA